ATCTTCTCGCGCAGGGTCGCGGTGTCCCATCCGTGGAAAGGCTTCTTGCCGACAACCCTCTCGTACATGGCGCGCGTGTCGGCGAGGTCTTCCTCGCTGTTCGTCTCGACACCGGAGCGCGGCCATTCGATAGCCTTGTCTTGAATGAGCGGCGCGACCGTCTCGGCAATCTTCTTCGCCAGCGCGGGCGGCGGGGCCGGCACATGGGCGGGCTCGCGCATCGCCGTAGCCTGGCGCGTGGCGATCAAAATCTTGCCGTGCTTCGGCTTTGCTTCGAACACGTCGCCGGGCATCATTCGCCGGGTTCCGTATTTGAGCGGCTTGAGCGCTTTGAAACGAATCATGGCGAACCTGTCGGGCGGGAGGAAGAGAGCGGGCGGCAACCGAAGCTGTCGCCCGTAGTGGGTGCTCAAGGGTTAGGAAGCGTTGACCGCGCCGCCCCAGGAGACCGCGCTGAGGTAGGCCACCGCCGACGTGCGGCGACGCATCCAGTTCAGCGTGCGCTCGGCACGGATGCCGACGCTGTTGGTCTGCCACAGCGACACCATCGCCGTAGCCGTCGGCGTGATGCTGTTCTGGGTCGAGCCCTCGTCGTTGCCACCGACCATCTGCAGAGACGCCTGGTCGGACATATCGATCTGGATGCCACCCTCATCGCCGAACCAGATGTCGCTGGCGTTGACGAGCGCGACGTAGCTTCCGATGTGGTCTGACACGATCACCGGCAGTCCTTCGAACACGCCGCCGTTGATGGTGATGGTCGGGAATTCAGCCTGGCCGAGCGCGTTCTTGATCATCGAAAGCGCCAGCGCGTTGCTCGCCCGTGGTAAGCGGGTTCTTGGTATCGATGAACTTCTGCATGAGAGACCGGACATCGGTTCGGATGTCATCGGCGTCGGTGTAGGCCTCCGACACGATAGCCTCAGCGCCGTAGGTGACGGACGCCGGATAGACGCCATTCGAACCGGCGTTCGTCGGATCGATGAACGACAGGTCCAGGCGCTCGACGATCGAGGCCGCAAGGTCGTCGCGGATCAAGCGCTCGGCACCCGGCGAGCTGTCGCGGATGACTTCCATGGTGGCCACGGAAATCGCCGCGATCTTCAGCGGAGCCAATTCGGTACGACCGAACGTGCCCTTGACCACCGGCTTACCGTCACCCTCGCCGACCCAGTAGGCGCCGCCCGAAGTGACCTGGGTGATGAGTGGCACGCGGAACGGGATACCACGCAAAGCGGGGATGCCGTTTGCGCCGAACCGTCCGACGATGGATCGGTTACGGAGCAGCTCGACCATGTCGGCGAAACCGCCCTCGTTGCCGATCAGTGCCGCATCGGTGGTGGTGTTGTAGGCGCCGACTGCGGTGCCAGCCGCCTTGACCATGGCGACGACATGCGGGTCTCGGTCGCCATAAAGCGCCTCGGCAAGGCGCACGGAGTCGACGTGATCCTTGTGGGAGATGGCCATGCAGCGGACATACCGAGCGAAGCGGATGCCGGGCTCCGGCTTGGGCACCTGCTTGACGCTGACGCCGGGCGTTGCCTGCAGCGGCGGGCCGCCGTTGTGACCGATGTCGACATCGCGGACGACCGGCTTGGCGTTCTTGGCCAGATCGGCCTCGACTCGCTTCAGGCTCGGCAGATCGCGGTCGATGGTGGCGACTTCCGCCTCCAGCGTCTTGATCTCGTCGAGCTGAGCATCGTTCAGGCTCTCGTCAGTCTCTGCGCGCCGTGTTGGCCGCGCGCTTCTCTTCGAAGCGGGCGATCTTTTCGCTGATCTTCACTGTACTGCCCTCCTGGGGCGTCGTGAGAGTTTTCGATTTCCCAGACGCGGGAGGGGTGAGGCGAACGACCGCCATCGCCTTCTGGCCTGACGCGGCCGGCGGTGGGGTGTTCGGATTCTTGATGGGATCGGGCTCGGGCACGCCGGCCACCTGGCGCAGCTTCTTGTCGATCGACTTCACCGACGTGATCAGCGCGCCGGCGTTCGCCGGGATCGACACGGCCGACAGCTCGAATATCTCGATCTCCTGGAACTCGATGCCGCCGTCGTCCTTGAAGGCGTATTTCAGCGGGCGGAAACCGATGCTGACCGCCGAGATGATCTTTGACTTGATCTCACCCCAGGCCATGTCGAGGCGGTCTTTCAGCAGCCCGGGCTCGTCGATCATCGGGATCTCGGCGTCGAACTCGATGCCCTTCTTCGTCGGCTTCTTGAAGACCACCTTGCCGATCGGGCAATCCGAGTCGTGGTTGCGCAGCAGCGTGAGCGGGTTCGAGAACTTCGTGCCCATCGGATCGATGGTGTCGTTCACGCGATCGAGCTCAGGGGTCGTAGCCCAGCCCGAAAACGTGCGCCGCTTCGCGTCGACATCGTCGACGGCTTTCGTGATCGTGATCAGCGAATAGGCACGGTTCATGGTCGCGCCCTCCTCAGGCGTGTTGAAAAGGGCTTCGTCTGGAGAGGCGCGCGAGGCGCAGGAAATGGCGCGGTTCACAAGGCTGTAGGTCGTGCCGAGCGTTCCGCCGCTCAGCCAGATGGTCGTGGTTTCGTCGGTGTGCTCGTCGCTGTCCTTCGTGATTCCGTCCTGCATGACCCAGGTTGACGTGACGATCGCGTCGCCCTCGACAAGCCGAGCCGACCAGTCGACGAGATAGTCCAGCACTTCGTCGGGATCCTTAGCGGGGAGGGTCAGCGCCATGTCCTGGTCCCCTACTTCCTGATGATGTGGGCAAGGCAGACGCCGGCCGTTGCCATGGCGGAAATCAGGCAGAGGAGGGCGGCGAGTTCCATGTGTTACACCTAAGCCGCCGCTTCGTTGCTCACCGCGGAGACCGACACGCGGCGGACCTCAGTGGCGACCGCGGCCGATCGGTTTTCGTTCGCTACCAGCGCCATGCGGGTCTCGCTGGCGACGACTGCGTGTCTCTCCGTGGGCACCGGCGTCTGGACGATGACCCGCGCGAGCGCACCGCCGATCACGATCATGCCCGGCACGACGTTGACCCTGTCGCCGCTCGTGACCTCGACGACTACCGCCGAGCCCGTCAGGTCGATGGCGCCCGGCACTACCGCGATGTTCGCGTTTGCCGTCGCACTGACCACGCCCGCGAAGCCGGTCACGATGACCGTGCCCGCTATCACGGCAACGCGGCATTCGAGGCCACCACCGCGGGCAGTGAACCGACTATCTCCGCCGAGCCCGGAACGACCTGCACCGTCTGGTGCGCCGTGGTGGAAACCGTCGGCGTAGAGCCGGCCACCTCAATGGTGCCGGACAGGACGTTGACCGCCGTCTGATTGGACAGTGACACCGTGGGCACGCCGCCCGCGACCTCGATGGACCCTGGATCAACCGCTACCGTCTGGTGAGCGGTCGTTGAAACTGTCGCCGTGGATCCGGTTGCCTCGATGACGCCCGGAGCGACCGTCGCCAGCACGTTGGCGGTGGTCGCAACCGTCGCCAGTGCGCCGGCTATCTCCGCCGCGCCGGGAACAACCGTGACCGTGGCGTTTGCCGTGGCCGTGACAGTCGGTTGACCGCCGGAGACCTCGATTGCGCCGGGGACGACAGAGACGCCGACAGACGATGTGGCCGCGACAGTCGGCTGCGATCCGACGATTTCAACGACGCCCGAGACGACATCGACAAAGACATTGGCCGTGGTGGCGACCGCGCCTTGGCCGCCAGCTGCTTCGATGGCCCCAGGCACGACGGCGACCGTTGTCCCCGCCGTTGCCGTGACGGTGGCCAGAGCGCCGGCAATCTCGACGACACCGGGCACGACATTGACCGCGACGTGCGCTGTAGCGGTGACCGTAGCCACCGCGCCCGCGATCTCAGCGACGCCCGCGACGACTGGGACCGCCACGTTGGCGGTCGTGGTGACGGTCGCTATCGTGCCGTCGAGCTCCAAGGCGCCGGGGGCGACGGCGACAAGCTGGTTCGACGCGGTCGCCGCGAGCAGCTCGACCATGCGAACGGCCCACGGGTTATTGGCCGCTGCCGATCCATTGTTCGTCATCGTCCGGTTGCCAGTTG